TTAATGAAAATGAGTACAAATTATATTTATTTGGAGAAAAATTAAAAAATGTTAAAAGTTATAGAAATATATAATATACTACTCTGTGCAACTCAAAATTATAAATACATTGATCCTAAAGTATCGCTATTGGACGAAGATATATTTTTATTTGAATAAGTAGTGTAGAAGTCGATAGATATCGTGTATGGTAATATAATTGTAACAACATCAGTTGGAACATAAATCATCATATTGATCCATGAAATAATATTGTTGATTGACCGCTTTAAGTTTCTCACCCCATCTTCTTTTTCTATATTACTTATGATATGTTTAATAAGTTCTTTATTAAAAATAATATCTCCATTATTAAGATTATATTGTTTCAATATTTCAGGTATAATATAATCAGTTGCTAATATTATTTTTTCATCATTATTATATCCTTTTACGTTTATAACTATCATGCGGTCTTTTAATATAGGATTTATCAAAAACTCATCATTGTATGTAAATATAATCATAGACCTTGATATATCCAAATCAATTTCTTCTAAATATCTGTCATTAAATTTATCGTTTTGAACTGGGTCTGTTATATGTATTAAAGTATTAATAATTTCTTGTCCTTTATAAGTATTTGATACTTTGTCCAATTCGTCAAATAGAAATAAAGGATTCATAATGCCTGTTTTTATCAAAGATTCGCATATTTTACCGTGTTTTGACCCCTCGTATGTATAGGAATGTCCTTTTAAAAAAGAAGCATCGTCTGTTCCACTTAATGATATAAATGCGTTGGGGTAATTTAAAGCATTGCAAATACCCTCTTTAATTAGTTTTGTTTTACCCACCCCCGCACCCCCTTGTATTCCTATAACATAACCATTTGCTTTTGGAAATGATATTAATTGTGCCAAAACTCTTATTATTTGCTCTTTCGCGTCCTTGTGCCCATAAATAGTTTCATTCATTTTTATACGAACGCCATTTAAAAACTCGCATATCTTACTATTTCCGTCAGCTATACAAACAGGTAGTTTATAATATTTGTCAAATGGTATATTATTTAAATCATTTACCCAATTATTTAATTTATGATATTCGTCTGAAGAAGAAGACATTTTATACATATTGTCTATTTTTGTTAAAATAGATTGTTTTGTTGTTTCGTTGAAATTAAGATTAAGTATTTTGAAACGAATTGGTACTTTTCCGGTTTCATCATTATTTATCAATTTATCTTCAAGGACTTTTATTTCATCTTTTTGTGTTTTTGTCAATTTATCAAAGTATATTTTCTCTTGCTTATTATATTTGCTATAAAAGTCATAATTAGTTTTTTTAATAACATTATTAGAAGGTTTTAATGTTTTCAATAAAAAAAATAATTTCTCATCTTTCTTATTAAAAAATCCCCCTCGCGGTTCTTTTTTAACAGTCTTAATATATGTTTCTTCATTGCTATCACTATCACTATCGCCATCACTATCACTATCGCCAGCACTATCGCTATCTATTTCATCATCATCATCATCATCGCCATTATCATCACCATCATCACCATCTTCGCACTCGCAAATTACTTCTTCGTCATAATCGTTTTCTTTTTTAGATCTTGTATTTCTAATATTAGATTTACTCATTTTATATATATATAATATTTTGTTTTATATAACTTATTTTTCATAAGTTTTTTCATACTGTTTCCCCCAATATACATTTTTAGATTCTGTGCGAACAACTCTGTTTGCATATATAATATAATATGCGAATATGATAATTAATAATATTGAACACATAAATATTAAAGTATCATTAAAACTGTTACTTACGTAAAAGTGCAATGTATAAAATCCAAATATAACAAATGCTACAGCCAATACAGTTATTGTTAATGTTCTTAATGCAACTATATCATATTTTTTAACATCAATGAAATTATAAGAATTTACTCTTTTATGGTCTAAATTTTTATTTACATATATTTTATCATTTTTCTCATTTTCTACAATTTTGTTAAGTATTTTATTGGTTTCAATAAATTCCACTTGTGGAATAGATACCATTAAAATATCTATTATTCTTGATATTTTAGTTTCATATGCATTCATAATTGATTGGATATTGCTTACTTTAATTTGTATCTTTTCTGTTTCGTCAAGTCCTGATATAGATTGAAATGATGGTACTGTGTTAAAATGTTCAATATTAAAGTTTTCAACATTTGCATATTTTTCTATATATGCAATATCTACTAAATTAAAACTTATAATTAACATAATAATAGTAATAAAACACCCCGTAGTTACTTTAATTATAAGGTCAGAACCAGTATTAGCATAATTAACAATTATAATTATACAAAATAAAACTGCTATAACTACATAATAAATCATTAATTGATTATATAAAATATTATATTCATTATCTTGAATATCATATAATCTACCTGAATTATTAATTTTTGATTCGTTATAAATTATTTTTTTATTTATATTTTTTATTTTTTCCATATCTTCATTATAAGTTTTTTTCAAATTAACATTTTTATTAAATTTAACATGATTATTAATAGTTGGGTGTTCGCTGTAATTATATAATAATATATACTTTTGATCTATCACGGATGAATTTTTAATTTTTCCATCCAGATTAAAAAAATTTAGCACAGGTTGTTTTATATCTTGTATATTAGATTGCGTTATAGAGTCTGTATCATCAAAAATATCATATGTATTTCTTTCAAGTTTAAATAGTTTTGAAGTGTTAGTATTATCTGACATATTTGCATATTCGAACTTTGCTAAAATATTAATTCTAATAATTGTTTTAACACCATTTAATTCTTTTGTAAAAATTTCATCTATTGTATATAAATTATTATTTATTTCTATTTGATATTCATTTTTTATACCTTTATTAATATTGTGTGGCGAATCTAGACCTATAATGTCAGCCAAATGTTCTTCTTCTTTTGTTAATCCATTAGCTTTTTTACCAGAATTTTCGAATAAAGGTTTATTAATACTCACCGTACTTCTAAACACTTGTAAATAATTTGGAAAAGGTCTCTCGCCTGGAGTATCATTAACAAGAGGTGATATAATAGGAGATAATTCAATAATTCTATCAGTAATCCTTTTAGCATAAAACCCTCTGTATATTACTGGATGTATAATAGAACTATTTGAAACATTATTTCCTTGAATATTATCATCAATATCTTTAGTTAATTTATCTAACGTATTATTAATAATATTATTCTTATCTATCAAATTTTCCCATTCACTTGTAGAAGACCCTGATTTTAAAAATGTATCAGTTATTTTTGTAAAATTAGTTATTATGGGGTCTATTGCAATAACTGTTGATAGTGGAGTTGATACAATTGTCTTACCATTTTTAAACTTTGTATTAAATAAATAATTTCCAGCAAAAACAGAATTTAATAAATAACATTTCATAATTTTATAGTAATAAAGAAGAGCATTTACTTGAAAATTAAGATTTACAGCATCAATTTCATGTAAATAATATAAAAAATTTTTTAATACTACCGAACATAACTGTTTATTAGTAAAATGTTTTATATCATTATTTGTAGTAATACTTAAGTTGCTATTATCAGTAGTATCATTTGATTCGTTGTTGTACAGTATGGAATTTCCATCTTCTGATTTAGATAGTTTTATACCGTTAAATACACTATTTTTATTTAAACTAGTTTCGTCTGATGAAAATAAATTATCTTCATTGGATACTGAACTTTGAACAACTTCTGCTATTCCATTATCGCTGAAAGAATAAAACTTCTTATAAAACTTATGATATTTCTCGTTTGTTGTAGTAGTATCATCATTTTGCATAATATCATTGTCAAATGACTTTAATATTAAAAATAGAGTATGTTTTAATGGATATATATTGTTTTCTTCTGGAGCAACCCCTATACTGGTTTCAATATAAACTGCCATATTATCATGAGTTCTATTTTCTTGTTTTTTAACGTTTCTACCTACTATGAAAATATCAGTAATATTAGATATAGATATATTTTTTTGCTCACTTTCAATAATAAAGTTCAAATATGCTTCAAGAATATTTATAAAAATATCTATAATTTCAATACTTGCGTATATTAAATGTGTCCTTTTAGCACTTTGACTAACAATATAAAAATCAGCAACGCTTTGAGGTCTTGTACCCCCTCTATCACTATCTCTTGTTGTGAAATTTAAAAAACCGGTAGAAGCTGAATTACTGTGAGATAGTGATGCGTTATTTGATATAGCTAATTGTGCGTGCCTCATATTTCCACGTAATGCTTGTGATTGTAGTTCTGCGAAGTTATTTACACTTAATAATGTTGTGGTATCTGCTAAACTTGCGATTGAATTATCCCGACTACTATTATAGATATAGTTTGCAAAACTTTTTTCTAAAAAAGGTATGTATTTTTGTGATTTTTTATTGTCTGTATTAATAAAAGCATTATAAAACTTGTCTAGTTTTTCTCTTGTATTTTCATATTGAGGGTATTGTACGGTGGTTGTCATTATATATAACTTTATACTCTTCTATAATTATATATATATTTATTTAGAAACAACATCTATAATAAAATGAAACACCACTATTTTCATTATATCTAATAATTTTAACAACATCTCCTTGTTTTAAACCAAGCCATTTTGCAATAGGATCATTATGTAATATTATTGGCATATATAATTTACTTCTAATCATATTACTTTTCATAATACTTACTGTTTCTTCTTCTGATAATTTAATATGCTCTGGAACATATTCATGTTTGGTTGGATTGTACATTAATTGTTTTGTATAAAAGAATTGCAGTTGCCCTCCGATTTTTTGAAACATTTTGTCATATCTATTAAGTTGCGACATAATCGGAACAGATATAACATCGTTATTAAATATCAAAATAATATTTTTCATATTACCATGTTTTTTAATATATTCTTCAATTGAACCATCGTTATCTTTAAGATCATCAACGCTATTTTTACGTAATTTTTTTGTCAATGCAAATATCAATGTAGTTCTTGACGTTTGGAAAGATATAATATTTTTATCATTTTCAAACTCATCTCTATCAACAGATGCCTCGTGTTCATCGAATAATGATATATCGTCACCTCGTGCAACTAACATTTCTTTTAAATTTTTGATAACATTGTCAATATCCATTTTATATGATATAAGTTGTTTAATCTTATATTATATTATATAATAAAAAATCAATTTTTATAATTATTTCATATATTCCATCTAAAGTAAATATATATTGTGTAATATAAATTCAATATTTATATATTGCATTTATATTACAATTATCACCGGCTATATGAGTATTGATATATTATTATATATATGGATATATCTATAATAATTGTATATTTATGAATGCATTAGTTTTCAATATATAATTAAATTTGTATGATGTAAAATGATATAAACATATGAATATATATGTATTCATAAAGTAATTATAAATAAATGCCTCCAGTATCTTCAGCCACCAAGAAAGCCGTTGTTGTATCATCTCCCGATATTTCACAAAAAACTTCTGTTGTTAAGAAAACTATTACAAAAGTACCTGTTTCAAAGGTTGTTGATAAATCCGTTGTTCGTGTTGCTGTATCCACACCTGTTGTAGAACCGGTAGTAGCACCAGTTGTTGCACCTGTTCCTACAACAACAGGAAGCTCTTCTGTAGTAGAAACAGATGTTTCAGCAGTCGTTGATGTACAACCGGTTCAACAACCTACTGCTCAAGACAATGTTCTTTCAACCATTGTAGAAAAAGTTAATTTTCTATCTGGTAGTTTTAAAGAACTTCACACCCTCCTAAAGGTTTTAAGTAAAGAATATGAAAAACAACAAAAAATTATTGAGAAAGCACAAAAAAAAAGACAAAATGCTAAAAATTCACCATCTGGTTTCGCCAAACCTAATAAAATTTCGGATGAACTATGCGACTTCATTGGAGTTCCATATGGCACAGAAAAGTCGCGAACTGATATTACAAGATTTATTAATCTATATGTAAAAGAACATAATCTTAACAAACCAGAAAATAAAAGATTTATCCTACCGGACGATAAACTTAAAAAAATCCTAAATGTTGGCGACAACGAAGAGATTAATTATTTTATTCTACAAAAACTAATCTCCCACCATTTCCCATTGAGTGCCAGTAAATTAGCAGCTGCTGCGGCAGCCTCTGCTACTGCATCTGCTGTTTCAGTAAGTTCCAAAGTTTAAAAACTTTTATAATTATTTTTTTATTTAAAAAACTATTTTTTTATATAACAATACGGCATATATTATATTATAAATATAATGAGTGAAATATATCATACACTTACAGCAAATGGTGCAAACTCGCTAAACAGTACATCGAATAATATCGTTGACTATTTTATGATGTTTATGAGAGGTCTTAGTAAAAATGATAATAATAAATATCTTGAAAAATGTTGGAAAGATAGTCCTGTAAAAACAGTAGCCATTATTTTTAATGGACGCGATAGGATAAATGGGAAAAAAGAAAAAAAGGTTTCGGGAGATGCAATGCTTTGGTTAAGTATCCATAAACCATATACGTATAAACTAAATATTATTAATTATATAAATAATTATGGATGCTGGAAAGATTTACTATATATATCTTATTATACCAACTATAAAACTGATAATTATAAAGAATTATCTTTATTCGCGGAACAATTAATTAAAGATAAGGAAAGTCTTGAAAAAAACGATAAAGTATCACTTTGTGCTAAATGGTCGCCAAGCGAGAATGATAGAAATGATAAAAGAAAACATTTTGCTAAAAAGATAGCCTCGATAATATATGGTAGAAGCGATGAAAAAAAAATGGAAAAATATAGAAATGAATATTTGGTTCCTTTGAGAAAAAAAATAAATATTGTAGAAAAACTTATGTGCAGCAATGAATGGGATAAAATAAAATACGAAAATGTCCCGGGTGTAGCATCAAAAAGATTATTAAACGCTTTTATGAAAAACGACGGTGAAAGATATACAAAATATTTGCAAGATGTTAGAAATGGTGTAAAAGAAATTAAAATAACAGGCATTCTACCACACGAATTATCAAAATATTATATTGATTTAATTGACGAAGAAGAATATAAAGAGAATGAAACTATTGAATTACAATGGAAAGCCATTGTTGAAAATGTTAAAAAGTCTGGTACTTTTTGCAATTCTATTTCAATTATTGATGTTTCAGGATCTATGTTTTCTTCTAGTAATGGAAGTATTCCTGCACAAGTTGCTATATCTCTTGGGGTAATAACATCTATATGTTGTGAAGGTATGTTTAAAAATAAGTTTATTACATTTAGTGAAAGTCCTGAATTAATTTCTCTAATACCTGACGAAAAGTTTAAATATGAACCAGAATATATCCCATCTCTGTTTGAATCATACAAGGCATTAAAAAATATAAATTGTGGATATTCTACAGACTTTGTAAAATGTTGTGAAAAAATTATTAATTTTGGAAATGATAATAATATTCAAGACGAAGATATGCCAAAAAAACTATTTGTATTTACTGATATGCAATTTGACAATGTTTCAACTGATTGCGAAAAGATACCTATAAAAACAGTTTATGAACATATAAAAAACATGTTTTCAAATAGTGGATATACACCTCCAAAATTTATATTTTGGAACTTAAGTACAGACCATAAAGAAACATTTCCTGTAAATTGTGATACAGATGGTGTAGTGTTGGTATCTGGATTTTCTGAACAACTACTAAAAATATTAATGAATTATGATGAAATAAATCCGGAAAAAATGGTAGATGAGATTTTGGAACCATATATCAAAAAAATTATTATTAGCGATGAAGATATTTAAAAATTATAATAGAACATTTTGAGTACAGTTTATTTTTTAGAAAATTTTATTAGTTTTAAGAATATTAAGAAAATAAAATAATTATGTACTCGTTTTTCCTTAAGTAGCATAAAATGATAAGATAATAGTATGTTTATATTAGAATGCTATAAATAGTATTAACTTATGATAACTTATTATCGCTGCTAATAATGTTTAGGCATTTTATTAATAATTATTAATAGTATGTTTATACTGAACTTTCAATAAAATTAATATCTTCATTTAGATTAAAATATTCATAGATACTATCATTATTAATATTTTCAATTTCATATACAATATTTGGTATATAGTTGAATATTTGTTTATTTGTTTCAAAATTGCTCCATTTTGTTGATTTTACAATAAATTTAATAATGTTTCCATTAAGATATTTTACCATTTTCTCTCCAATTTCCTCATTGTCTACTAATATATACAATCCACCTTCTGTAACTCCCAACTTCCCATCATCATAGAAAGGTACTATTGTTTCGCCATTTGAAAATATTACCTTTTTATTTGTTTGACATTTATGTGGTCTCGATGAATAACAATATGTTTTTCCCTTTGTTCTTGAAATACTATTTAATAATTCATAATCATATCCTTTTTTTTTGGTTTTCGATACATATGTTCTTGATGTATGACAATCAGAATCTCTTATTACATTTATACCATTATTATTCAATTTAGAAATAATTTTTGAAAATATAGTCCAACCAAAATTAGGTATAAATGGTAAGTTATTATTAATATATATTTCATATGTTTTTTTATCCTCAAAATAAACTATTGATTTTTTATATGGTACTATATTTTCCATAAGATAATAATCATATCTTGTTGTAGCACCAAATACTTTTCCACCTTCTACTTTATTATGAATTGATAGATAATGTATTTGTTTATTAAACATTATATCTCTCATATTATTTCCTGGTTTTCTCCATAATGCTGGATGAACATATAATAATAACCCTTTTACTTTTAATTTTTTCAGTGAATATTTTACAAACTCGTCCCATATTGATTTTCCTCCTTTTTTATTATTTGACGGAGGTTGATAAGGTGGATTACCAATAACAGCATCAAAACCTTCAATATTCCATTTTTCTTTTATATCTAATTCCAAAGTATTTCCTTCATTATAATTCAATTTATACTCATTGTAAGGGTCTATCAATAATTTACAGATAAATATATTTGTAGAATTAATATCACTAAAATAAAGACATTCTTCAACAATGGTTTTATATCTCTCTTTTTCGTCAGGAATAGCGTATTCAAGACCATTCATAAATCTATCAATTATATCTATAATAAACCCACCTTTGCCTGCACAAGGTTCAAATACTTTATTTATATATGTCCAGAAGTCAACAGGTATTTTATCCAACATTTCTTTTCGCAACTTAAATGGTGTAGAAACTTCAGCATTACTTTTCTTTTTCAAGTTCTTGTGGAATTAAATATTTGTCAATCAAAATAGATAGTTCTCTATTATTTTTAATATTTTTCATAAATAGTTCTTTGATAGTTCTAATAATCTGATTAGTTTCTTTATCATCTTTCATATATTTCATATATACTAATGTGATTATAATGTATATTTATATAGTTATAATATATTTTGAGTACAATTTATTTTTTAGAAAAGTTTATAAGTTTTAAGAATATTAAGAAAATAAAAATATTATACGCTACACTACTCGTTTTCCTTAAGTAGCGTAAAATGATAATACAATTTATATTTTGAAAAGATTTATAATTTTAAAGAAAATTAAAAGAATATGTATTATTTTTAAATAATTATTTATTATTATGAAAAAAATGAGATAATGTAATGTAATTTAATTGGAATAAGCAAGACCGCCCATACCAGATAAAATACGAAGGACGTTATAATTAACTGCATATACGTGTATAGTTCCGGAAACAATAGATCCCATTGAAAGAACAGCTGTGTCAATACGAGACATATTTAGGGTTCCACTTGGTTGATGTTCTTCGGGTTTGAGAGCAAACGAATATACATTAATTCCTTGATGATATTTATCGGGAGTATTTTCGTGATGTTGATATGGTTGTACAAGAGAGAAATAATCCCCATTTCGTGTAGCAAAACGATCATTTCCATTAAGCATAATTTTTGCTTGTGTTATAGGATTTTTTGATGAAACATAGTTATTTAATGTATCGTATGTAGCTGCATCGATATTAGCGGTAGAGAAGTTATTCCAAAACACTTTTTTAACGCCTGAAGCATCAGCCGATGATTTAACCGCCCAAACCAATTCTTTGCAAGGATGATTGAAATTCATACGGATACTTTTCATAGATTCAGCACTTGCTGTTACAGTATCAGTTCCTGTGAATTGAAGTTGTTCAATTAAATACTCATGAGATAATTGAGCAAAACGGCGACGCTCATCGGTGTCGAGGAAAATATAATCAACCCATAGAACGGCTTCAGTTAATTCTATTTTTTGAGTTCCTGCAAAAAGTGGGGTAATATTACCAAGCACTGTATCTACTTTAATTACATCATCACTACCTACGCGTTTATTACCATTTGTACATCCGTCTAATATATCTTGTCCAAAACATAAATTGGTATCTGTATTATCCACTAAGTTTACCATTGATTCATATTCGATATTAATTTTTACTTCGTGGTATTGGAGTGCGATAAGAGGAAGAGCTAAGCCAACATTTCTACAAAACCAAAATTCTAATGGAACATATACTTCATATGATAACCCGTAGTTAAGTTTTGTACAAGAGTTTGTACTATTAGCACCTACCATAACATTATATCCATCACGCTTTCCAACCGGAAGAGAAAGTTCATTCCAGATATAAAGCCATTCGGAATAATGTTTATCTATACGTTGTCCGCCAATTTCTAATTCTACGGTTTTAAGAAGTTTTTGACCAAAATTAGGAACGAGTGCAACAGCATCGGCAGAACTTGTATTTTTGATTTTACCATTAAAGTAAATACGATGAATTAAATCGCCATTGCGGGTAATTTGAATACTTGCACGAGAACCTAATGAATTACTTCCAGTAGGGGTTTGTTGAATAGCTTCAATCGCAAAATTAGTATGACGGCGATATACAACTTTGAAAAAGGTAATTTGAGGATTACCTGTTAAATAAACATCCTGAGCACCATAAGCTACTAGTTGAAGAAGACCACCACCCATTTACGCTATATACTTTATACTATTAGAGGAGAAAAAAAAAAGGACTATTTATATTACACAATAACATAATATATAATAATGAATATTCTTAATTGGAATAAGCAAGACCACCCATACCAGACAAAATACGAAGGACATTATAATTCACAGCATAAACATATAAACTGGTTGATTTACTTGCAGTTATAGCATTAAAGTCTAAGTTAAGAACGGCTGTATCAATTCGCGACATATTAAGTGTTCCACTTGGTTGATGCTCTTCCGGTTTAAGAGCAAAAGAATATACGTTAATTCCAGGATTTGAAGGAACGTTTTCGTGATGTTGGAATGGTTGAATTAAATTGAAGTATGAACCAGGACGTTCTGAAAATCTATCATTTCCATTGAGAACTAACTTACCTTTGGATATGGGATTAGCAGATGTTATTGCTGATGTAGGAGTATATTCAGCAGTACCAACTAATGCGGAAGTTGAATAATTAGCCCAGTTATTATTGTTTTTAAATTGATCAGAATCATCGAACTTGGTTCCGCAAAACCATACTAATTCTTTACAAGGATGATTGAACGATAATTTGGGTTTCATTTGTGTTCCTCCAGCGTTTGTTATACCAATAACATTATCAGCACCTGTAAATTGAAGTTGTTCAATTAAATACTCGTGTGATAATTGTGCAAAACGGCGACGCTCATCAGTATCAAGGAAAATGTAATCAACCCATAGAGACGCTGGTCCAAGAGCTCCTACTGCATCAGCAGTTCCACGGCAGTTTTCGTTAGTTTCGAAATTAATATTTACTTTAACTTCGTGATATTGAAGTGCTATTAATGGAAGTGCGAGACCAACGTTACGGCAAAACCAAAATTCAAGAGGAATATGTAGAATATCTTTTAACATACCTCCTGCTGCACCAACCATTTTTTTATAACCATCTTTTTTAGATTTAGGAAGAGATAATTCATTCCATATATACATCCAGTGAGAATAATGTTTATCTACTTTTTGACCACCAATTTCAATCTCTACAAAATTGACAAGACGGAGACCAAAATACTTACAATATTCATGAGTAGTGTTCGCAGACATATCAACGGATAAATACATGCGATGAATTAAATCTCCATTTCGGGATATTTGACATGTCACGCGGTTGCCATATCCAGGAGTACCGTTAAAAGTTTGTTGAATAGCTTCAATCGCAAAATTAGTATGACGGCGATATACAACTTTGAAAAAGGTAATTTGAGGATTACCTGTTAAATAAACATCCTGAGCACCATAAGCTACTAGTTGAAGAAGACCACCACCCATTTACGCTATATACTTTATACTATTAGAGGAGAAAAAAAAAAGGACTATTTATATTACACAATAACATAATATATAATAATAAATATTCTTAATTGGAGTAAGCGAGACCACCCATACCAGATAAAATACGAAGGACGTTATAATTCACGGCATAAATATTAATTCCATCATATGTAGCAACACGACTTCCTTCACCCCCTGTAAAATTAATGGCTGAGGTTACATTAACCATAAGTGTTGCAGTGTCGATACGAGACATATTAAGTGTTCCACTTGGTTGATGATCTTCGGGTTTAAGTGCAAATGAATATACGTTAATACCTGGATTAGCGGGGATATTTGTATGATGTTGATAAGGTTGAACATAATTGAAATAAGCACCTTTGCGTATAGCAAAACGATCATTTCCATTTAATTGAAGAATAGCATCCTTGAATGGATTTTTACCAAGAATATCAGGGGATGTTCCAGCTTGGAAAGTATCTTCGGATCTCAATTGACCACCCAATATACCGTGGGGACCATATGATGATATACTATCAACATAATCACCATCTGTATAATCATACCATCGTGATACTGATGTAGTATTACCGGCAACTTTAGCGACCCATACTAATTCTTTACAAGGATGATTGAAATTTAATTTAATGCGATTATTACCTGTTGAAAGAGATTCTGTACCGGTGAATTGAAGTTGTTCAATTAAATATTCGTGGGATAATTGTGCAAAACGTCGGCGTTCATCAGTGTCAAGGAAAATATAATCCACCCATAATGATACATTTTTAAGATCTGTGGGAAATTCAGTATCTATACTTGAGACACTTGGAGCACCGCCTGCTGCAGAACAAAAACATTTATCTTTAGATTCAAAATCAATTTTAACTTTTACTTCGTGATATTGTAGTGCGATTAAAGGTAAAGCTAATCCAACATTGCGACAAAACCAGAACTCAAGGGGGATATATAAAGTAGTGTCAGCATTTGAAACTATATCTTTATCGGCACCAACCATAGTATCATAAGCATATCTTTTACCTAGAGGTAAAGATAATTCATTCCAGATATATAGCCAATCTGAATAATGTTTGTCAATTTGTTGTCCGCCAATCTCTATAACAACGGATTTAATTAAGCGAAGACCGAGATAATTAACATATGTTGTAGTTCCCCCACTTACGCGTTTATCTACATCTACTTGTAGATACATGCGATTGATTAAATCACCGTTGCGTGATATTTGACAATTTACAGTACTACCATAAATAGGATTACCGTTAAAAGTTTGTTGAATAGCTTCAATCGCAAAATTGGTATGACGGCGATATACGACCTTGAAAAAGGTAATCTGGGGATTACCAGTTAAATAAACATCCTGAGCACCATAAGCTACTAGTTGAAGAAGACCACCACCCATTTACGCTATATACTTTATACTATTAGAGGAGAAAAAAATATGAATAATAGAACGAGTTGAAATATATATTTTTATCATATAAACATTTTATTTAATGAAATATTTATAATGATGTTCAAAGAAAAATCGTCAAAAAAAAAAATATCAAATGATAATAACGATACTTTCACCCTTGATGCTATGCATAATAATATAATAAAAGGTTTTGGGGATAGTGATAAACAAAAAGAAAAATATAATTTATTATTATCAACATATGAAAGTGAAATAGAGGGTATTATTGCTCAATTAGAAACATGCGATATAATAACCGATAAAGAAAAAGGTAATTTGTTATGGTCGAATATTATAATTTTGCGAGAAAAAAAGTCTGAACTTAAACTATGTATTAACGAGTTAAATACGTATGATGAAATAGATTATTATAAAAATACTAGTTATATATTATTTCAATATTATGAAACAGTTGATAAACAATCAGATATAAATAATAATCAAAATAAAGAATCGCAAAATACAATTGTTTCAACAAATGAATTATTGAATAGACAACCTAAAATATATAAAAATTATTCAAAGAAAAAAAGAAGCATAGTTTCAGCAACTACGATAAATGTATTGGATGCTCTTAACAATATAGATTCAAAGGTAATATCTATAAATAATTGCGAAGAAACTGATAAATGTGACAATATTAACGAAGATACTACAATAATCAATTATAAAACAGACCAAAATATTGATTCCAATAATACCGAAGATACGCTATATGACAAGAGTGCACTTGTTGATAAATATATGTCTATAATAAATAAACAATATGTTAGAAATGTTGAAGATAAAAATATAGAAATGTGCAAAGTATGTAATAATCAAATGACATGCTTACAACAAGATGCTATAATGATATGTAATATGTGCGGTTATCAAGAATTGTTATTAGTTGAACAAAATAGACCTATTTTAAAACAAAATACCAAAGATACATCTCATTTTTGTTATAAGCGAATTAATCATTTTAGGGAATGGTGTAATCAAGTTCAAGGAAAAGAAAGTACTGATATACCTGATGATATTTTTGAAAAAATATTAACTGAAATAAAAAAAGAGAAAATTATTGATTTGAAAAGCATAAGTTATGTCAAGATGAGAGATATTCTGAAAAGATTAAGAATAAATAAATATTATGAACACATTAATTATATTATTAATAGAATTAATGGAATACCAACTCCGCAATTCAGCCCAGAATTAGAAGAAAGGTTATGTAATATGTTTAGAAGTATCCAAGCACCGTTTTTGAAACATTGTCCGAAAGATAGAAAGAATTTTTTGTCATATAGTTATGTTCTTTATAAGTTCTTTCAAATACTTGGATTGAACGAATATCTCAAATATTTTCCATTGTTAAAAAGTCGGGAGAAACTATATGTTCAAGATCAAATATGGAAAAATATATGTATAGAATTAAATTACGATATTATTCCATCACTTTAAATATATATTTTATTTTTATTAAATATATATAAGATTTAAATAATATTAAATATTATAAATAGAAATAAGAAAATATGGATGAAACTGATAAATCTGTTCTCGTTTCTACAAAAGAAACTGATTATCTTGACGAAGATAAACCTATCCGTGGTCAAAATTACGTACTATTGTCGTTTTTAAGTCCAGAAGATGTTATTGTTAAAAAAGACCTATATTTTTTGAGCAAATTTATTGATAAGTTTGGAAAAGATATGACAGATTTGTTTCAAGGTATTAAAGAAAAATTTCCCGAATCAGAAGATATGATCAATAATATCAAAGAAAATCATTCTTATATTTTTGACCCGAAAGAAATGAATGAGCAATATACATTTTATAAATCTGTAAATAATGAAGAATTGGAACAAAATTATCATCGCGATAATAACTTCGTAACATCTATGAGAGGTATTAAAGTTCGTGGAACATTTGATACACTTGATGAAGCAAAAAATCGCAGTGAGTTTTTAAAGAAGATTGATTCAAAGTTTAATATTTATATTGCACAAGTTGGTTGTTGGTGTCCTTGGTCGCCAAATCCCGAGTGTCTAGATAATCAAGAATATTCAGAAACACAACTTAATACATTAATGAAAGAATATAAGAAAAATATGGATGATAAAGACGTTATTTTCGAAGATCGTAAAAATAAAGTAGCTTCAAATGCTGCACCCGTTAATGAAGAAATTGACGGAGAAACAAGCACTAATATTGAACTTGGTTCTCTTAAAGAAAGTATTGAAAATGTTGATGTATGGAGCGATAGAAACAAATAGATATTCTTATTATTTGTATGTAAAAGTTGTTATTATTTTTTTTTCTTATTTAGTATTATTAAGTATGAAAGCGATTGCTATATTTTTTTTATTTGTAGGTATATTATTAATTATTCAAGGATATTATAGTAATAAATCTGTATGTGAAAAAAATAAAGTAGTTGTAAAATATGTACCAAGAAGTTTTTACGAAGAACAAATGAACCCAGAAGAAAGTTTGCAAACTTTTTATAAAAGTATGTTTGAAGATATTATATTACTTTAATTATTATTTTTATCCTTAATATTAGTAAATGAGTAAATTATTTAATATTGAAAAGGTATTTATTGATATAGCAAATAAAAATTCTAATGATATACCAAAATTAAAAGGTAATATAGACGCTTATTTTAAAAATATTGATGAAATAGATTTAGAAAGTATTAAAAAAAAAGATAAATATTTCATTAATTATGAGAATAAAAGAAACGTTGATAAGATTAAATATGAAAAATATTTAACTGAAAAAAGTATTTTAAAAACTATTTTTCAAAATGAAAAAACAAAAATATCTTTATACAATTATTTAAAATTAAAATGTCCAATAAAAAACAATATACCCGATTTATATACATACGAAAATATAGAATTAAAAGACCGCGTTATTATTCCAAGATCCCCAGTTGCTAAGGTAAATAAGATAAATAAAAATAAAAAAGTGCCCATATGCCCCGAAGGAAAAGAAATAAATCCTGTTACGGGAAGATGTGTTAAAGTCTGTGAAGACGGAAAGGTTAGAGACCCTATTACTGGTACTTGCAAAACAATTAAAATTGAAAAAGTTGCAAAAATTAAAAAGGTTGTAACGCCTGATGTAAATGTTGTTGTTCCTAATATTGTAAAACCTGATGATACAATAGTTAAAAAAATTAAAAAGGTAGTAAAACCTGATGATCCTGACGACGAAATAAAGCCTGATGATCCAATAGTTAAAAAAATTAAAAAGGTAGTAAAACCTGATGATCCTGACGACGAAATAAAGCCTGATGATCCAATAGTTAAAAAAATTAAAAAGGTAGTAAAACCTGATGATCCTGACGATGAAATAAAGCCTGATGATCCAATAGTTAAAAAAATTAAAAAGGTAGTAAAACCTGATGATCCTGACGATGAAATAAAGCCTGATGATCCAATAGTTGATACAGATGTAAAAGTTGTTAATATTAAAAATACAAAATGCCCTGAAGGAAAAGAAATAAACCCTATAACGGGAAGATGCGTTAAAAAATGCGAAGATGGAAAGGTTAGAGACCCTAAAACAGGTATTTGCAAAAAAGTTAAAGTAGATAAGCTTGCAAATATAGATGATATTAAATGTCCCGAAGGGAAAGAAGTAAATCCTCTAACAGGTAGGATTGTTAATAAATGCAAAGAAGGAGAAGAGAGAGATTTACAAACAGGTAAATGCAAAAAGAAATTAAAAAAATAAATGTCATATTTTATTGCGTTATAAATATAATAATGAAAATATTATATAATGTTATAGATTAAGAAGGTTGTTATGTCAACGCCAACTTCAACATTACCATTAAAAACAGACAGAACATCACACGACCAAAGCGATATCAATGACCCTATTGTACAAGATGTTCTAAATGAATTTAGAGAAGAACTTATGACTTCTAAAAATAAAGAAGATAATAAACAATCTCATCATAATAACAACCAAACGCAACAACATAATAATCAAATGCATGAACAACAGCAACAGCAACAACAACAACAACAGCAATATCAACAGCAACAACAACAACAACAATATCAAAATCAACAACAATATAATCAACAAAGTCAAAATGATGTAAATAATCAAAATAAGAATGTAGTCGCAGAAAAAAATGAGAACTTTCCATATATGTACATTGATTTTGATGTTATAAAAAAAAGTCTTGTAATTGTAATTTTAGCTATATTGATATATCATACTGGTGTAATTAATAATTTATATGAAAAAGTTCCCGAATATTTACAAGAAAATCTTAATGTATTTGATATATATATTAAATCCATTTCTCTGTTTATAATTTTATATACTTTAATATTACTCCAATATATCTAATAATCTATCATCGATAAGTATATTTTATTACTCTTTCATTGCTATTTTTTCATAGTAAAAAAACTTATAAATAAATAAAACAAATACAAAAAATGTCACAAATATTGTTGTTGAAAATATTATCGTATATGATGTTGTTCCATAATTATTTTTATCTATTACTATAATTGATATTATAACAATACAATATATTAATATAATAACCACACGAAAGAAATTATACAATAATTATACTTAATATAGTAAATCCAATTGTTATAAATATTTTTTTTATAATTTCGTCATTTTTTCACTATTTGATAAAAAATATTCATTGTTCGTATATATTATAATTCATAGTTCCTAATATAGTATTTGTTGTATCATAACCGCGTAAATGATTATTATTATTATTCAATCCTTGAGAGTTATATAATGAACCCGCTTTAATTTCATTTGATAATTGACCAACCTCAGTATCGTAATTATCAATATTATAAATATTTGTTTGTGCTGCTAATAAGTTTTCTTCTGTTATATATGGAACCTTGTTACAATCTGTAGCACTTTCAACAATACTTTTTATAGATGGGTGATCCATAGAGCATTTATCAACTTCGTTTGTAAATTTTGCTATATTTTTATTTTCATCAGTTTTATTTTTTATTTCATTAGTATATATTCTAAAATATATTAATAAAAGCCCTATTGTTAAAATAAAACCTGTTATATTATCTATCAACATTATAATAGTTATACAAATTATTGCTAAATATAACTGCATTAATGTGTCTTTAAATATTTTTTTATATTGTATATCCTTTATTATAAAAATCATACATAATATAATAAGTGATATTAATCTAAATCCATTAATTATCATTACTATTTTTACTTTATCCTATATTATAATTTCATATAAAAAAATGATAGATATCTATATATGTATTAACATTATAACTATAATGTTATCAATAAATGGGTATAGTATCGCAAAATCAACATTAGATGACGAAGAATTAAAAAAATTGCGTGATAATTTAACAATGAAACCTCGCATTAATTTTGATATGGGAAATAATAAACAAGAAGATACTACTTTTATATTATACAAAGAAACATCTAAAAGAATATATGTCCCGCGATATTATGGGCTTTGTAATTATGGAAAACCACGTGTTAACAGATTAACCGGAGGTCAAGACATTGATATTAATTTTATTGGTAAATTAAGAGATGCACAATTAGAACCGGTTTCAAAGTTTTTAGATGTTGCATATAATCCTCTAAAAATGGGGGGGATAATATCCGTTCCGTGTGGTTTTGGAAAAACTATAATGAGTTTATATATTGCTTGTCAAATTAAGAAAAAAACTATGTTTGTTAGTCATAAAGACTTTTTAAATCAACAATTTTTAGATACAGTAAAAGAGTTTGCACCTGATGCAAGAATTGGAAGTATTAAGCAAAGTAAAGTAGATGTTGAAAACAAAGATATAATTATTGCTTCTCTGCAATCATTAGCTATGCGAGATTATGAATTAGATATTTTTAGCGACATTGGCTTTGTAATTATAGACGAAGTTCATCATGCTGGTGCAAAAGTATTTTGTCGTGCTTTTCAAAAACTTAATAATCCAATAATTTTAGGATTATCGGCAACATTGGATCGTAAAGATGGATTGCGAAAAGTATTTGAATATTATATCGGGAAGTCTGTATATAATTTAAAGAATAAAGAATTTATAGATGTCAATATACAAGTTCATAAATACTTTGAAACTCATGTTGATTACTCGACAGTTCTTAAGATGTGGAATGGTAGAGATAATATAGCTGCTATGATTAATAACATATGTTCTTTTGCTCCACGAACAGAATATATTATTAGTATATTGAAAGATATTTTGAAAAAAGAACCAGACCGTCGCATATTAATATTAAGCGAAAGAAGAAAACAATTAAAAGATATTGAAGACTTTATTATAAATGAAAATATTGCAAATAAAGATTATGGTTATTACGTCGGCGGAATGAAACAAGTTGATTTAAATAAATCTTCAGAAAAAAAAATCATTCTTGCTACTTTTCAATTAGCATCTGAAGGATTTAATGTTCCATCATTAAACACCCTGATATTTGCATCTCCAATTTATGATATTCAACAGTCTATAGGACGTATTCTTCGCGAAACACCTCAACAAAGAAAATATATTCCACTCTGTATAGATATAGAGGATGATTTGTATTGTTTTAAAAGAAAAGCATCAGCACGAATGAAGTTTTATAATGCCAATAAGTTTAAAGTATCTTATTATCAAGATAATGAAGAAATTAATTATGGTAATGATGAAATTGAAGATATAGATAATAAAAAAAAACTTATGTTTATTCAAGATGATGATTAAATATTTATTTTAATATAGTAAATAAAGTATATTATGGAAAGTGAAGATTATTATATTGTTAAAGTTATTTTACTATTATTTTCTATTTTGATAGCAATATGTGCAATATATTATTATTATACGCAACTGAATGAAAAAAATATAAAAACATATGTTCCACACGATGAAAACGTATTTAAAAATAATTATAGACCTTTCGTGAGAATAGATGAAATTAAATATGCAAAACCTCAAACTTTAGTAAAATTATATAATGAAGAACCAGTTATATTTACTAATAAAAACAGTATTGACTTTGATAATAAAAATGTATTTAATATATATAAAAATGGGGATACAGTAAAAAATATAGGATTTGACGAAGAGATTATAATACCATATTCACATGAATATAAAAAACATAGTAAGTTTGAAGAAGAACTTGAAGATGTATATAATACGGATTTAGTGGAAAGTGAAGACCCTACATATGATTATTATGAAATTTTTAATTATAGTATTAAACCAAATAAAAGTGATTTACCTATAGCAAATGTACCTCTATGTGTTTTAAATGATGAATCTAAATCTTTAAAATTATCAGATAGAATACATTTATAATTTGATTATGAAAGAAAAAAATATAATAACATTAGTTTGTTATTTATTACATTATTTTTTATGTATATATGTAGTTATAATTTTTCTTCCATATAATTCTATAATTACGATTATAGTATGTATATCGTGGTATTTAAATAATAATTTTTGTTTATTATCGCAATTAGAAATATATTATTTTGGCGAAACATTTTTATTTTTAAAAAAAGTATATCCTATTAAAAATTGGCAAATATGTGTAATATATATATTACAATTCATTAAATTATTATATTTTATAATATAATAATGAGATTGGACTTTTATTTTACGTACTGGATTTTACTATGGTTTATTGTATTTATAATTTTTAATAAATATTTTAATATATACCCACCATTTTATTCATTAGTATTATAATTATTAGTAAATATTATTTTATTGATATACACGTATTGTTTAATAAATAAATATAATACGAGAATGCTTTTAATAGAGATATTGATTATCTTAATACTAAAATTAATACCTGTCATTATATTTATATCATTATGAAAAGTTAATTTATATAAATGAATTAATAATATTTATACCTCTATTTTTATTATTTATAATATGGAAACACGTTATAAATGATATTAATATTAACGGTGAGTTTGATAGTTTTGTTAAAAAAGGTATTCCATAAAATGGACCATTGGCAAGTATTATTAATTCAATATTTAAATGATTTAATATAGCGATAATGAAAATATATTATTTAAAAAAATGATACATTTACATATTATAATACAAATAAAAAATGCAGGGTATTATAAGTTTTTCAAATAGAATTGCATTTAATATTAAAAGTAATGAACATAAAGATATTGTATTAGACGAATTAAACGCTTTATATAATATCAAAATATTACAAAGACATCATCATAATCTTGATAATACAAATATTAATTTTATTTTATCTAATCATCTAATGAACTTACGTTCAAATGGTAATAGATATTATCTTTATTTTACTCTATATAATGATATTGAAATAATATATTATATAGATAAAAAAATACATCCAGGTTATCAACGACCGCGTATTATTTTTGGCAGAGGATTATTTGACAAAAGTCTTTTTAAGAACACATTATTGGATGGTGAAATGGTAAAATGTCATGATAATACTTGGACTTTTCTTATAAATGATATAATAAGTTATGAAGGAAACTATTTAATTAATAAAACATTACCAGAAAGACTTAATATCATATATAATTTATTAGATAAACAATATACACCAGACAATACAATTGATGTTTGTAATTATAAAGTAAAAAATTACTTTAATATGTATAAAGAAACAATTACGCATATAAATGAATTATCAAAAAGTCTTAATTATACTTGTAGAGGCATTTACATATGGCCGTATGACTTAAAATATAAACCAAAACTTTACAATTTTGACGAAAGTAATGTTGTTGATGTTATTAGAAAAACAAAAGATATTACAGAATTTAAAACTATTGATGATAACATAAATGACAATATTAAGATACCTGAAAAAATAAATATTCCTATTATACAATCTACTATAAAATGCGAAGAAAATCAAAAGTTTCTATATCTTGTAAAAACAAATGAACCAGATATATACAATGTCCATGAAACAGACGATGTTAAAATTAAGTCTATTGGTATTACACTTGTTCAAACAATGAAAGATAGTAATATGCTTCGTATGGCATTTAGAGATAAAAATGCGATGACTGTTATTAAGTTTATATGTTATTATAATGAAAAGTTTAAAAAATGGCATGCATTATCACAAGCTATTTCATAATTGCTGGAAGAGATGGACAACTATTATAATCATTTAATTTAAAGTCCTCGTATTTCAAACTTTCTATCCACATTATTTTTTCTTCTACACTTGATATTATAGGTGGGGCTTCTTTAATTATTTCAACTGTTGGCGATTTGCTTTCTTTGCAATTTATTTGTTTATTAACTTGTTCAATATGTTCTTCGTATATATGAGCATCACATATTGATAGACATATTTCGGAAGACTTCATATGTAAAACGTGTGCCAATATTTGCGTTAATAAAGCAGTGCTTGCTATATTAAATGGTAATCCTAGAAATAAATCTGAACTTCTCAATGTCATATGACAAGATAATCCTTTATCGCTTTTATTAAAAATATATAATATATGACACGGAGGCAAAGCCATCTTATTTAAATCTGGCGGGTTCCAAGCTGATAAAACAGCCCGACGACTATTACTATCTTTTTGCAATTCTTCAATTATATATTTAATTTGATCTATCCCAACATTATATTCTTTATTATCATTGTATTTTTTACCAAACTTTCTCCATTGCCATCCATACACAGGTCCTAATTCTCCTTCATTATAATTTAAACCTACGCTATCAAGATATTCTCTGGAAGAATTACCATTCCATATATGTACTTCTTTTTCTCTCAATTCGTTAGAATTGGTTGAACCTCTTAAAAACCATAATAATTCCTCCACAATACCTCTGAAAAACATTTTTTTGGTTGTTATAAGCGGGAAGTTATCACTGATATTATCAAATTTAACCATACATCCAAATTGTGAAAATACATAACCATTCCGTGTTTTCTTTTTATCACCATTTAAAGTATCTTTTAATAATTCAATATAACCACTCTCGTTTTTATAATACATTTTAACTATTAATCCATTTATTTTTTTATATATATATTATCTATAATGCTAGTTAAAGAAAATGAGTACATAATTTATTTTTTCATAGAATATATAGAAAATGTTAAAAGTTATAGAAATAATTAATTATGTACTCAAAATATATTCTTAAAGTTTTTGCAAAATAGTTATCAATAATTCTAATTAAATAAAATGAGTACATAATCTTTTTATTGTAAGAATTTATAGAAAATGTTAAAAGTTATAGAAATAATTAATTATGTACTCAAAATATATTCCTTAAATCGTATATTTATTTATAATATCTATATATATACTTATAATGAAAATTGAAATACTTTTTATTTTCTAAAGTATATGAATAAATAAACTTATTTTCATTGTAATTTAAATCATATTTATTTAAAATGTTTGAAACTTGTAAAAAACCATCACATATGCTTAAAAGCCCATCATCGTATAACTTATGACAATATCTGCACATTAATTCTACAATATTTATATCGTTTATTTCGTTAAAATTTAAAAGAAATCGTGGTTTAATATGAGCGGTTTCTAATAAACATAATGGTAGCGTTTTATCACAAATTATACATTTAGGTTTTTTATTCTCTATCAAATACTTTCTAAACTTTTGTTGTTCTTCTCTTATTTCCGTTAGTTTATATTTTTTAATATGTATAGAATTGTACTTTTTAAAAAAACTAACAATTATTCTTGAGTAATAATATACGTTATCGTTTAATACAACATTTCCTATTTTTGATAATATATAATGATTATCGTTGTGTAAAAAAATAATATTATTTTTAATTAATTTTGATAATTCATTTCTAATATTATTTATTTCTATTGATTTATCATATCTATACTTAATATAATTATATATATCTTTTTCCTCATTTTTATCTTTAAAAAAAAAAGAGTTAATAATATTATCGTTCATATCATATTATTTAATATAATATATTTTTAAGTATTATCATAATGATAATAATATATTATAACCTTTTTTTCCTGATATATTATTAATATCAATACCTTTACCTTTTTCTTCTGTATAGTTTAATAATTCTAACTCTTTTTTAAAGTTTAATTTTTTTTCCAATATTTTTTTTCCATTTATTCTACACCATTTTTCATACATAGTATATATTTCTTTTATTCCAAATCTTAGATTTTTTTTATCTGTTTTTTTAAAACATGCATTTGTAAATAATAATATATTATTAACTGATATATTATTATTTACAACATTAGGTTCTATACTATTTACAATTTCTATTGGTTGTATAATATTTAATGAAAATATTTTTGGTTTATCTTTATCGTATAAATATAACCATCCATCAGGTGTTTTCCAATAATATTTATTTGGTAAAGTATCACATTCTATTGTAGAATTGTCTTCTTCGTCATTATATTCTATTGTATTTTTTTGTTTATATTCATCTTTAAAAACTGAATATTTTACATTATTATTATTAATACAATAAGGGGTTTTTTTAATATAATTATTAGTATTTTTTGGTAATTTATTAGTATTTTTTGAGTAAGTTATTGATAAATATAATTTATCATTATCGTAACATAAATTAATTCTTCTTGTTGTACTATTTAATCCTGACCTAAGAAGGCGATTTAAATCGCATCGCGTAAATTTTTTCCATTTACTTCCTCCAATAATATCATACCATGTATTTTCTATTCTATTTTTAATTCTTTCATCTATCCATGATTTTTTAATATGATTTATATTAATGTTTTTTTGAATGTTTAGTAAATTAATTTTATCATTTATGTATTCAAATGTAATAGTTTTTGTTAATTCAATAAACTCTATTGTATTGTTTTCGCCATACAAATCTATAAAGTCTTCTTTATTTAATTCTTTTATTTCATTAACACATATATAATCAGGTAATTTATTTTCTTTACACACTTTTTTTATTTCTATATCTTTCATATCATCAATAATAAACATTTTATAACCATTATTTTTACTATCATAATGTTTCATCAATTGTAAGTTTTTTCTTTTTTTAGATACATCGATATATTTCATATATTTACAAAACTTAAAGTCTCCGTTATCTATTATACTTTCTAATAATTCTTTATTTTCTTCCCATGTTTCACACGACATAATAAATAATTCTATTTCTTTTATGAACTTTACATAAAAGTTCATTATTATATCTTGTAATTCAAGCGTAGTCCATAATGTTAGTTTTATTTTTCCATTTATTAGATCTATATCGTTATATTTTCCTTGTAATCTTAAACGCTGTGAAATATCAGTACAATTTAATGATGCGTGTGATACAAAATATTGATCTGTTAAATGTAATGAATAATTTTCATAATCATCACTTGTAAAAGAATAACCTCTTTCACCATATTTTCCTGTTATTGTTACAATTGTTTTATTAGTAATAGGTATATTACTCTTTACGAATAATACTCTTAATAATTTATATACTAACTTTATATTTAAATTTTTTGTATCTATATCAAAATAACAATAATTATTAGGTAATATAGTATCTTTATCTTTATCAATCGCTGTATCGTATATCCCTCCTAATTGCCATAATCTTTGACTTGTAAATGATTGTTGCGAATCCCATTTAGACCAAAATTTCAATTCTTTTTCATATTTTTTTGATAAATATAATCTTAAACAATTACCATGATATATTATTATAAATATATCTGGAAAGTCTGTTATTATTTTTTTTACTAAACAGAATTGATTCGCTCTTATCTTTTCTTCACTTATTAATAATGAATCATATTTTATTGTTGGTCTTTCAATTATTGTTCTTATAATATTTTTAATATTTTTATCATAATCTTGTAATATATCATAATTTGGTTTTTTTGCCTGATTTTCTTTTTCTCGATAATCCCACCATGCTATTACATTAGTATTGAAATATATAGAATTATTAAATAAACCGAAATAATCATTTGATCTTTTCATTTTATGTACTTTTGATATTTTTATTTGTATATCTGTTGTATCACTTAATCTTGTTGTTACATTATACAATAAAGAATGAGCTGTTCCGGTTATATGTAAAGCATATTTAACTTTTTTGTATATTTTTGCAAGTAATCTTTCGCATATAGTTGAATCTTTGTAATCTTTATCATTACTTCTATCGTTAGAAGAAGTAGGACACATCAAATCACTTTCATCAACTAATGTAGTTATATTAACAAGTTCATCATTATATTTAATATATTCGCTAAACTTTGAATTTATTTTATCTAATTGTTTATGATTCATCAAGCAACAAAATATATCCGTAGAGTTTATAGCATCTTTATTACTTAATTTATTAATAATATCGTTACTATTAATATCTTGCAATTCAGGAAGTTTGAAAGACTTCCAATAATCAGTATTATTTTCTTCAAAAAAATAATCTTGAAGCTCTTTATTAAACTCTTCAAATAAACTTTTGATAAATTGAATATTAAAATTATATTTCTCTGTACCAACTATATCATCTTGTAATTGTTTTTGATCTATTGATAAGTTTCTAAAAATATATAATACAGGTCTCTCTAAAATATAAACTGAAATCCACATTATTATACAAGCATGAACACGTTTTCCCAACTGTATATCTCCCCATAATAATTCGACAGTAGACTTTTCATTACATTCTAAATTAAGGGCGTTCAATAAATCTTCTTCAAATGAAAGTGAGCTAATATCTTTAGGAATATTTTTTAACTTATATGGGGTTTTACCCCAATTATGTCTTTCTAAACTTTCTTCATTAATATATTGACATTTTTTTAACATTGTATTAATAATTTTTTCCATAGGTTTTTTAAATATATCACCTCTTTTTTTATAAAAAGTGTCTATTTTATCTTGTAATAATGATGACATCTATATATTTTTATATACATACTGATGTGTTATATCATTTTTATATTTTATTTATATATTACATGGATTATATTATGCTACTTAAATAAAATGAGTACATTATTATGTACTCAAAATATATTCTTAAGGTTTTGCAAAATATTCATAATAATGGTAATAAATAAAATGAGTACATAATCTTTTTATTTCAAGAAATTATAGAAAATGCTAAAAGTTATAAAAATAAATAATTATGTACTCAAAATATATTCTTAAAGTTTTGCAAAATATTCATAATAATGGTAATAAATAAAATGAGTACATAATCTTTTAATTTTAAGAATATTTATAAAATGTTTAAAGTTATAGAAATATATAATTATGTACTCAAAATATATTCTTAAGGTTTTGCAAAATATTCATAATAATGGTAATAAATAAAATGAGTACATAATCTTTTAATTTTAAGAATATTTATAAAATGTTTAAAGTTATAGAAATATATAATTATGTACTCAAAATATATTCTTAA